ATTCACGTTCGCTGCAATGGTGGTGGAGGAGGTGGTGCTGGACACGGAGAGTCTGGTGGTGCTGGTGGATATTCTGAGCGTGTAATGAGCGTCGAAAACATTTCTTCAGTTGGTATTTCTATCGGTGGCGGTGGAGGAGGTACTTGGTACTTCAACCGTGGTGGTGACGGAGGATCCTCATCCTTTGGACCTTACCTATCTGCTGGTGGTGGACACGGTGCTGCACGTAACAACTCTCACTCAGGTGGACTCGGCAGACAGGGTTCTGGCGGTGACCTGAATATCTGGGGTGGTGGTGGACAATCACACGCTGCTCACGGTGGTGGAACTGGTGGACCTTCTCACTTTGGAGGATCAGTTGCTGCTGGTTGGCCAAATGGAGGAAACTTCTCACACAATCACCAAGATCACGCTGCATATGGTGCTGGTGGTTCAGGTGGTCACTTTAGTTCTTTCCGTGGTTCTGAAGGTAAGCACGGTGTTATTACTGTTATTAACTACAAATAGGGGTCACCAATGAAGAAAGCATTAATGGATTTCAATGGATACGTGGCAGACGTAGTGGATCCTGGTGAAGAATACACATTATTCTTAGGTCGTGGATGTGCTCAGATGTGGGTGAATGCACCTGATGATGTAACAATCACTTGGACACTAGAATGGTCACCATCTGCCAATGATATGATATGGGTTAAGCGTGTAGATACATACGCTGATCCTGCTACAACTCGTAGAGTTGCATATGGTGAAATTGGTCAGCAATTAGATATGCTATACAAAGACCTTGCAGCAGGTAAAGATCTAGCAGCATCGGATGCTTTGTGGTATAATCACGTTAAGACAGTTAAAGAGAATACTCAAAGACCATCTGACGTAGAGGAACCAATGGATCCATCTATGACAGAAGAGGAAATCTCTGAGTTTATGTCTGATATGGTTGAGCCATCAACGACAAGACCTGCTAAACTGTGTTCACAAGACAATCCCTGTTGGGAGCGTTATTCAAATTGGGGTGGTTCTTACGTAGAAGCACCTGAATAAAATATTATGAAATTTAATAACATCTGTATTGTCGGAGGTGGCAGTGCAGGGTGGATGACAGCATCAGTGCTACTTAAACATTTTGAGGGCACTAAAAATATTACGTTGATTGAGTCTCCTCTCGTAGGTTCTATTGGAGTAGGAGAGTCAACAACACAGCATTTCAATACATTTATTAGGTATCTGGAACTCGAAGATAAAGAGTGGATGCCAGCGTGTGACGCAACATATAAGAACAGCATTCAATTTGAAAATTGGGGTACTGACCAACCGTGGCAGTACCCTTTTGGTTCGTTTGATACTAATATTCCACCCTTAGACTATTATATTTGGAAGTACTATAGACAACCATCTAATTCATTATTTCAGAATGTATTCTCTAATGCTGCTGCATTATCTGCACAAGGAAAATTATATACACCACACATAGAAAAGTTAGTTGGTTATCATATTGATGCTAGTAAGTTTGCTAAGTATCTAAAGGATAGTTTTTGTATCCCACGTGGTTTAAATTATATTAGTGAAACAGTAGATAGGATTGACACTGAGGGTGACAACATAACTAAACTAACTCTTGATGATGGTAGAGAGATAACTGCTGATCTATTCATAGACTGTACAGGATTCAGAGCAATATTGATGAATCGTCTTGGAGTAGAGTGGGAGGATTGGAGTGACGTGTTACTCAATGACAGCACGTGGTGCACAAGAATGGAGTACTGTGATAAAGAACGGGAACTTACGAGCTATACACGGGTCACTGCACTGTCAAGTGGTTGGGTCTGGTCTGTACCAACTTGGTCTCGTATTGGGACAGGTTATAATTTCAGTTCAAAGTTTCAGGATAAATCCTTTGCACTAAAGGAGTTTAAGGCACATTTAGGTTGTCCTGATGCACCAGATGAGAACTTTAGATACTTACGTTGGCCAACAGGTATGAGAGAACAGATATGGGTAGGTAATACAATAGCAATAGGACTATCTGCTGGTTTTATTGAACCATTAGAATCAGGTGGTTTGTTCTCAGTACACGAGTTCTTATTTAATTTCATACAGTTTGCTGATCCTAAGAGAGATTGTATATCAGGACTACAACGTGACTGGTTCAATGCAGCGTGTCACGTCAAGTTTATGACATTCAGAGATTTTGTCGTACATCATTTCACAGCAGCATACAAAGACGACACACCATACTGGGATGCTGCAACTTCAGTACCATTCCACACATTAAATAATATTGACTGTCGTGATGTACCAACAACATTAAATGATTTGTTTATTGGTATGCAGTTTGTGATGGCAGGTCTAGGTTATACTATTATTGGTAGGAAGGAAGTGATGGATATGGAAGCACATTATGATCGAGAGTTTGGTGGTGACTTCTTACCCATCTTAGATGCTGCTATAGAGAAGAGGATTACAGAAGGTAAGGAGATCGCATCATTTATGCCAAGACCCATTGACTATTACAATGATGTCCTATATAATACTGACGGTATTAAATAGATTATGCAAGTCAATAACGTTGTAATTGTAGGGGGTGGCACCTCTGGTTGGATGACCTGTGCTGCTCTGTTAAAACTATGCCCTTGGATTAATGTTGTACTCGTAGAGAGTTCAAAGCATAAACCTATTGGGGTTGGTGAATCTACTTTAGGTCATTTCAATAAGTATCTTGATGCTCTTGGTCTTGAAGATAAAGACTGGATGGAGTATTGTAATGCAACCTATAAGAATAGTATTCAGTTCACAGATTTTAGAGAGAAAGGGACGACCTTTCAATATCCATTTGGTAAGTATAAGTTAGATAACACTGCTAATGGTATTGAAGATTGGTTTGACTTACAGAAGAGATATCCAGAAGAATATAATCCAGATAACAAGTCATTCTCTCAGTATTATAATCCTGAGAACGATACACTTGTAGCAAATAATAAGCAGTGGAATAGTGCTCAGACTCCAGAAGGATATATGGACTGGGATAACTATAATTTCCAGACAGATACAGCATATCATTTAGATGCTGAGAAGTTTGGTGAGTTCCTAAGAGATAGAGTATGTTATCCTTGGGTAGAGAAGAACAGGTTTACACACGTAATTGGTGAAGTACGTGGAATGATTAAGGATGTTAAACGTGGTGGATCTCCTGCTGCATCTAACAGAATGATTAACCAGTTGGGTGTAAGACTAGACTCAGATAAAAAGCAAGTAGGAGTAACAGGAGATCTATTCATTGACTGTACTGGATTTAAAGGTGCACTCATTGAAGGATTGATGAATGTATCATTAGAACCATTTAAAGATATACTTGCAAATGATAAAGCATTCTTTGCACGTTTACCTTATCTTGATATAGAACAACGTAAGGAAATGATGCACAATGTGACTGACTGCACAGCAGGAGAGAATGGTTGGATGTGGACTATTCCATTATGGAATCGTATTGGTGTTGGTTATGCTTGGTCATCACGTTTTGCAATGGAACACGAGACAGAGCAAGAGTTCAGAAACTGGATTGAACTTAAGTTTGGTGTACAACCTGATGAGTATGAGTTATCCTCTATTGATATAAAGCACGGTTATAGGCAGAAAGCGTGGGAACTTAATTGTCTTGCTATTGGTCTATCATATGGATTTGTAGAACCATTAGAATCAACAGGACTATTAACTACACACGAGAGTATCCTTAGACTGGTTGACATACTCAATAGAAGAAAGGGATACATCACAAGCATAGAGAGACAATGGTATAATTATTGTGCACAACGTGAAGTAATTGGATTTGCTAAGTTTGTTGCTATGCATTATGCACTATCAATGAGAACTGATAATCCATACTGGAAGTGGTGTACACAACGTAATGAATATATGGATATTGAAACTATGAACAGTGGTAACATCAAGGTTAATGATAACTTTGAAAGGATGGGATCTATATTAGATCACGCTGAACCATTGAATGCTAATATGCACGGTATGAACTATATTGCTGCAGGTCACGGATTACAATTAGGTACAAGATATCTAATGGGTAGTGAAGAGAACGAGCACGCAATAGGAGTCAGTAAGGTGACAAGAGAAGAATATATTGCTAACGTTAAGAAGTTCGTTGAGTCAGATGATTGTCCGACTCATTATGATTACCTACTTGAAAACATTTATGGGGAAGACAATGTGGAATATCTTCCGTAAGAAGAAACCTTGGATCAGGTTCTTCTCACTTGAACCTGGTTTAGCAGAGAACTATCCACTTATACCTGCATCATCCATTAAAAGACAATGGAAAGATAAGGAACATAAGGGTAGAAGGTGTCCTTTTATGGGTACACAAAATGTTGCTAATTGTCCTGGTCTAAAACAACTCACACGTATGGGTTGGGTGGTAACCTCACCTATGGACTTCAGGATATTTACTAACAATGATGGTATCTCTTATAGATATGAACAGGTAACCAATTTTATGAGACACTCCAATTTTATTGGAGATCATCCACCTGATCAAACAGTTCCTTTATTGGAAGATAAAGAGTCAGGGTTCCCAGAGGATACCCTTGCTCACGTTATAAAACTTGAAACACCTTGGAGGGTACGAGCTAGTGATGACATTGTATTTTTACAACTCCCAGTGTATTACAACAATGAAACTAGATTCGAAGCAGTTGCTGGAATGTATGACCCAAGATTTGCAATGCAAGTCAACGTCCAACTCTTCTGGAAAGTCATTGACACAGGAGAAGAAGGAGTCCTCGTCAAAGCAGGAACCCCCTTAGCACAGTTTGTACCTGTGCTACGTGAACATATAGAAAAGGATTGGTATGATTTTGTTCAAGAACCTGCTGAACAAAAGGACTGGGACTTAGAAAACTCATTCAACTATTCACTAGCAGCAGAGTATTCAACTGAAGATACTGTTACTAGAAAAATAGCAAGAGCAATGAGAGCAATTAACTATCACTCTGATGGCAAAAAAAGATGACTATTGATGAACTGATACAGAACTTCCACTTACAAAAGGAAGAACAATCTAAATTGATTGAACAACTAGATGAGGAATTTAGTAACAAGAAACTAAACCCTTATGGTGTGACCACTGTTGATTTCAGCAAGAGGTCAGAAGCATACAGTCAGAGATCAAGACTTGAAGGTGCTATTGACGCACTGTTTATGGTCAAACGTGATATACTAGGAGAGGAAGGAGATGTTAATATGCCATCATTCGAACTCGCTACCGAGGAGGATGATAATATAGAAACCATAGGACAACGCACGGAGGACTAATGTCAACATACCACATATATCTTAAAGATCGTTGTCTATTCAAAGACCTTGATGATGACGAATTTAAAGTTATATGGGGTAGGTTATATCATTCCTATTGGGATGACTTGACATTTTCCGAGGTCAATGAACCCGCTAACGATTTAGAACCTAGTTACTAACTATGTCAGTTTACAGAGATTATGAGATACGTATCAACCTCAATGAATTAATTGAGAAGCGTGTCCCTTGTTGTGATCTATTACATCCTGATCATTGCTTCTCAGCAGATCAAATATCACAGATAGCACACGACATTAATATGGATTTAGACCTGCATCCTGTTTATCATCAGATTGATGAACATATTATGAGATATGTAACAGCAGCAGGAATAGACAACTCAGATCACTGGGTTGAAAAGAAATTACCTGACCTTAAGGATTAATTATGTCACTCAAAGAAGCAACGTGGGAACACCACAAAAGAGCAGAAGAACAACCATTTGTAGGTATGATGTTTGGAGGTAAGTTACATCCAAAATCATATGCTATATTCTTATACAATCAGATCCAACAGTATGATGTATTAGAGGACACAGCATCAAAGAATGATGTACTAACAGGACTAGAAGATATCAATAGATATCCTGGTTTAGTTAAAGACTTCCAAGAATTATGGGGAGAGTATGGTGGAGAAGCAGAGATACCACCAACTTTAGAAACAACCAACGAGTTTACTAAGTACATTCTGGAGATTGATAAAGATCCTAGTTCAGAGAGTAGACAAAAAAGATTGATGGCACACATCTACACACGTCATATGGGTGATCTTATGGGTGGACAGATGCTTGCTAAGAAAGTACCAGGATCTTCAGCAATGTATGAGTTTACTGACCCAGATAAACTGAAAGGTGCTATTCGTGCTAAACTAGATGATTCAATGGCAGATGAAGTAAGAGTTGCTTACAAGTTTGCTACCAGTACATTCAAGGAGATGCTACCTTACGCTAATGTCAAAGAAGAGTAACGACACAAATTTCTGGTCTTCATTTATTAACTATGAAACTCATCCACCCACTCTTAAACGTCTATCCAAAAAGGTTAGAGAAGAGACTGCCAAACGAGTCAAGCAGTTAAAGGAGAGAATGGATGAGTTTAATAATAACACCAGACGACCCTAAACCAGTTGAGTACATTCCAAATTATGTTTGGAGACTCAACTATGATTTTGAGTATGAACAAGGTGGTTCATTACAATATGATATTGGGTCATTATTAGATACAGTTAAAAAGAATTCAGAACTAGAGAGCAACAACGCATTTAGTACAGCGTCAGCATCACTAGAATCTTATGCACCCCATAATTGGGAGTGCTTAGAGAAGTTTTTATATATTATTCACAAACAGTTGGTTCCAATTTGGAAGCACTGGGGTTATTTCGATTGTCGCATTGCACCACGTGAGTCTTGGATCAATATCCACAAGCGTGGT